ATGCCGTTCTTGTTGAGCGGCTCCTTCACAGCGTCAATAACCGCGCCGAGGTCGGCGTAGTTGTTTTTGAAATGCGGGTTCTTCGCGTTCTTGGTCGCGTTCCCGATTTCCTTCTGAGCGGCCAGCAGCGCCGGCGCAATCAGATCAATCTTTTCGGATGTCATCATTGGAAGTTCCTTTCTTCTGTTTCTCTGCGCCCATTACTGGGGTATTTTTAGCGGGAGTGGAAGCCTTTTCTTTCGAGAAAATCCTATCCCAGTTATCCCGAAAGGTTTGCGTAAAACAATTTCTGGGCGAATCGCCCTTTCCGTTGCTCATCGTGTTTTGAGTTGGTTGAACTTTGTGGTGGGTCTGTGAAAGGCCATCTTCACCGAGGCGCAGCCGTTGTCCCGGCCCTTCGCCTGCACCAATTCCACCTCTAGGGTGGCGATGTTCTGGTCGTTGATGGTCTGAGGCGTGCCTTCGCTGTTCTCCGAGGGAAGGTGGATAAATAGCACCCTATCAGCATCTTGCTCAATATTTCCTGACTCTCGGAGGTCTGAGAGGCGAGGCACTCTGCTCTCCTTTTCCACTTCGCGGCTCACCTGTGCGAGGAGCACGACGGGGATGCCCAAGCTCACAGCCAGGTCTTTGAAGGCCAATGTGACCTGCCCGATTGCGATGTCTCTCGTCTCACCCTTGCCGTGCGGCGGGACGTAGAGCTGGAGGTAGTCGATGACGACGGCCTTTATGCTCATAAAGGCTTTGCAGGCTTCGATCCGGGCGGCGATCTGCTGAGGGTTCTTATCGCTGTCGAAGATGTGCAGGGTCTTGGACAGGTTGGTTTCAATGTCGGTAAGGGCCGACTTGAACTTGTTCACGTCCCCCGGCATCGCGTGGGCGGAAGAGATACTCTTGACCGAGACGCCAGACATCATCGCGGCCAACCCTAAGCACACCTTCTTGACCGGCATCTCGCGGCTGAACAGGAGCACGTTGCCGTACTTCGTCGCCCAATGACGGCAGATGTCGCGGGCCATTGACGACTTACCCACACCGGGACGGGCGGCGATGATGATTAGCTCCCCTCCCGTAGCTGCGCCCAGTTCGCGGGTCATATCTCCCCACGGCCAGGTCATCCCCGGCTGCTCCACCTCACCGCTGAGAAGCTTGGCTAAGTCGGCCATTACGAGGCCGGCGGCGTCCTTGAGGCTCACCTGCGTGGCAGTCTGATTCCTCAAAGCAAGGAGCTTTGAGATCTTGGCGACGAACTCGTCCACCTGTGGCTTGCCCGCTAGGGCCAATTCCTGCGTTTCTGCGGCCACTTGGGCTATCTCCCTAGCCTGATAAAGCTCCTTTATCCGATCTAGGCTATAAACGAAGGAGATGGAGGTTTGCGCGGCTCCGGTGATGTCCGCAAAGTTGGCTAGTCCTCCCACTTTCTTTAGGTCGGGATCGGTGCGTTTGATCTCCTCGCAGATAACGTGGGCGTCTAGTCCTTTCCCCCGGACGTGACATTCATTGAGCTGCTTCCATATGGTGCGGCAGAAAGGGTTGTAGAACCAGTTCTCGCCAACCTTGTAGTCCAAGGCTTTGAGGAGGGCCGAGGAGCCCTCCTGTACGATGGTGGAGATGACTATCCTCTCAGCCTGTTCATTGTGGGGGAGCTTCATTTGAGACGCGCCGGCGGCGCAATATGTGTGTCCATTCTTCGTTTGTGAGGTGGTATTTCTTGTATCCCAAATTGGTGATGCGACTACGGATCGCAGAGGCGTTGAGGCGGGTGAATTGGGCCAGCAACTCCTTCAAGTTGGCCCCGCGCCTCATCGCGTTCTCAAACTGTATGCGTTCTGTTAGCATTCTAGGCGGCTGATGATGTCAGCGAGGTAGGTTCGTCGAATGTGGGCAGCGAGGGCCTCAGCCGTCTTCCATTCCTCGCCGTCTGGACCATATTTGATCCCGGAGCGGAGGAAGCTGTCTAGGTCCCATAGAACCCCAGACATCTCCGAGGAGAGGTTGGCGGCTTTGTAAGCGTGTTGCTCGTCGGGCAGGTCAAATTCAATCGTGGCTTTCATAGATGGCGCGGTAGATGTTCGGGAACTTCTCGGTGAAGATGATTTGGATAGCTTGGGCGATGTCTCGGTGCTCTTTCTGTGTCCCTTCCGCTGTCCGCTGCTCCAGATAGTGAATCCAAGAGCGGATGTTCCCGGTCATATAGAGCCGGGTTTTCGTGCAGAGCGGCAGCACCATCCTCGCGGTTTCCTTGCTCGCACCCTCGTTGATGAGCGTCTCGTAAGCTTCGTAGGAGGTCGCAATGACGTTCCTAACAATCTCGGAGAGGCGATAGTCCTCGATGGGCGGGCCGGATGCCTGGCGGTTCTTCGGATGCTGCCGGCGCAGTTCTACGGCCTCAAATCCCTGCGCTAGGGCATACCTCTGGCTAAACTCTTGGAACGTGAAGGACCTGTGCCGCAAAATCTGCGCGGCAATGGCTCTAGAGGTCTCAATCTCCACCGTCATACTAGCCGTCTCAAAGATGGACCAATGTCCATTGCGGATGCAGTAGTTGATGAGCCTAGGAGCCGTCTCCTTGTTGAGCTGGTTGGCCGGGTTGCTGACCCTGGCGGCGTAGACGATTAGGTCTTCCGCAGTCCAGATGCCGCTGTCTTCTTGGAGTTCTTTGGAGGGCGTGGTTAGGGCTATGAGTCGGACGTTCACGGCTGCGAAACCTCCATTGCCACATCTAGTGCGTCTCTGCTCAGGCCGAGATGCTTTTCCACGTAGTCCACACGCTCTTTGTCCTTCTGGAGTTGGCTGAGTAGGCCACGCAGACGTGTTTCCCGCTCAGAACTTTGTCCAAGAAACTGCTCACGTTCCTTTTCTTGTTCTTCAAGCACGGCATTTCGTTCTTCCAGCTTGCTCAATTTGTCTCGATATTCGGCACAGGCTGCGAGCAGCTTGCTAATGGTGACTGAAGCGATGTCGGAACTCACGGCTGCGCCTCCTTCCTGAACGGATTTACCACCATCGTGCGGAGATGGTCGGCTTGGGCAGCACTCGCAGCATCCCCCGCAGCATCCCCCGCAGCCCCCGCAGCCCACGCATCCCGCGCAGCAGCCAGCGCAGCATCCCGCGCAGCAGCCTCCGCAGCATCCCACGCAGCATCCCCCGCAGCCCGCGCAGCAGCCCGCGCAGCAGCCCACGCAGCCAGCGCAGCATCCCACGCAGCAGTCTCCGCAGCAGCCCACGCAGCAGTCTCCGCAGCAGCCCACGCAGCAGTCTCCGCAGCAGCCCACGCATCCCACGCAGCAGCCCCCGCAGCAGTCTCCGCAGCAGCCAACTCCTCATCCGTCGCGTTGTTATCAGCGTATCGCTCCGCAACCTCAAGCGCCGCAAGCGAGCGCGGGTCTGTCAGTAGGTCTCCCGTTTTGCGTCCATCCACCAGCGGGGCGTTGCGAGCGCACCAGATGGCAAAAAGCCGCAGCGGTCGGTCGTCAAATCGTTGGTCGATTGCGTCCAAAATCCACAAAAGCCAATCCGGTCGCTGACAGTTGTCCCAAACATCAGCCATTGTCGGTTGAGTCATCGCCCACTCGCGGTCCTCGCGGCAGGCTTTGGTCGCCGCGCAGAAATCGGCAGGTGTAAGCTTAAACAGGCTCACGGCTGCGCCTCCTTTCGAGCCAAGTCGATGACATCGCGAGCCGTGCCGTGTTTCCAGTTTTGGTTTTTGCTCAAAACAGGGAACGTTAGCCAGCAGCCTGTGTTGGTCAGCCAATCCAACCGTTCCGTGTCTGCCCGCAGCGCGGTGTTCTCGGCCAGTAGCTCCTTTATCTCCTTATTGAGCCCATCAATGGTTTTTTGCATCTCGGCTGCTACAGAGCCGGGCTTAGGCTGAAACAATTCTTCAAACTTCATTTGACCAACTCCTTTGTTATTCGGGTTTAATTCCTGTTGCCATCCACTCCGCGCACAAAGCATAGCCGTGGATGTCCACCCAGTTGTCGTCCTTGTGCTGGTAAGCCTGGCGGCGCAGCTTTAGTCCAATCATCAGCAAAGGAACATCCTGAGCTGTTATGGGTGCGTGGAGCTTGTGTTGGAGAATGCCGTTCCAAATGAGGGCTGTGCCCTCAAAGTCGGCTTTCGGATTGCCGTAGGAGTCCGTGCGGTCTCCCGTTACTACCTTTATGGCGTCTTGTACGTAGCTCATTCGTCGTAATCCGGGCCGTTGTCCGATTGGTAAACCACCCCGATGACAAAGCCGATGAGGGCTGAGAGGGCTATGGCTGCTAAGAGAAGGGTCATTGCGTAAGTCCCATTGAGATGTGGAATTTGGCATCCCGCACCGCCCAGAGGGCGTTCTCCCGCATCAACTCCCGCCAGAACTTGGCATTCTGGGGGTAGTGCTTTGCTACCAAGGCGTAAGCCTGAGCGCGGCCAATGCTCCAGTTGGAAAATCCACCTTTGCGGATTTGTGCTTTGAGGGCTTTCACGAGGCCACCTCCCGCTTATTCACCCAGTCCAGATGGTAGGTGAGCACCTCAATCTTTGCATTCTGCTCGTAGAGCAGCTGAATCGCGGCTTTGATGAGGTCGGCTTGCTCGTTGCAGCTAACCTCCAGTTTGGTTTGGAGCCCGTAGGCTATGTCTTTGATGTCCATTTTTCTTCGTGGTTTGTGTCTTTGTTGGGGCCGGCTTGTTGCCGGCTGAGATAGTTGGATCAAATTTTCCGTCAGTCGCCAAGCACATTTCCTGTGCCCGGACTCCCGGCTTTTGAGAATCAACGTCTTAAGGACTATTTCTGTGGAATGTCTCATACTTTGCGTTTTATGAGACATAACGCGCAAGTTATGAGTCATTAACCCTTGGGGTGAATGTTTTGGGCACAGTTTGCTGCGTCCTTATGCGGCTCTTAGACGTGCCGCCTCCGGGTCGCCGCCTTAGAGGCTTTGTAAGAAATACTAGGTAGTATTTTCAACAACTGCCCTAGCCGAGGATGAGGGAGGATTCCATAGCGTTGCCGCCTGGTTGAAAGCCCCTTGGCTGATTCCCGGAAAATCAATCCCGGTTTCGGTAGTGGTCCAACTGCCCTGAGCCTGAGTTGACGGAGCCATCCCAGCCTACGCTATTGAATCCTCCTGAAGCTTCACGTAGGTCTTTTGACCACCAAACCTAGCCAATCTGAGTGTGTCGCCGCTTATGGCGTCCGGTGCTTGAGAGCTGATACGTGGCCGGAACCCTACGGGGCCTAAAAAGAAACAGGCCCAGCGAGGTGAAGGTCTCGACCGGGCCTGCTCCCCGAGACTTCCCAGGGTGTAGATTGGTTGAGCGGCCTTCACACCGCAACTGACAACGAATGAACTAGGGATTAGACGCTTAAGGGCAAGTCGTGGATGTGTTCTATTGTGACGCTTCTGCTAAGTAGTTGCGGATAAATGCCTTAAGGCATAAAATAGGCATTAGGAAGTTGTTTCCGTTTTGGAAAAGCTTGCCCGCAAGGTCGGGTCGGTGCCTTAAGGGCTCCGTGGAGCTAACCCTTGAATCCCCGCAGGAATCCCCGAAGAAATCCCCGAAGCCTTCCCCGAAGGGTATGTCCCTTAAAGCGCATCCTGGCGCTTCGCTTCCTCCAGGGTTCCAAGTAAAGCCCTTTAAGGCCTTTAAGGACGGAAACCGGACGTGGATATGGAACGAACCGGAAAACCCCGGAAAATCGATTTAAACGCTATTTGCGGGCATTTTCGGGTCGATGCCTTAAGGCGTTTGCTTGGGTTTGGGCCTTTAAGGGCCATTTCTGGACAAAGCTTAGGTCACGGGAAAGGGCTTCCGCTTTCCGGGAATAGGTAGTTTCCGCATTTCGGGTCACGGCGGACGAATAGGGACCGAAGCGCCAGGCGTTCGCACGATTGCGGGGAGTGTCGGGCAAGCCCCGCCGGGCAAGGGTCGCACCGGTATACGTGCGAAACAATGCGTAGCTGCCCGCGAGCGTGCGGGGATCGCCTTTCACCCCTAGCTTCGCACAGTCCGCAATCACGCCCGGCTTTATTTGCGCGCAGCCGATTGCGTCCCCGTTCCGGGCGCCTAAATCCCCGCCGCTTTCAAGCTGCACCAGGGCGAGGAATAAGGCGACAAGGGCGGAGTCAGGCACAAAAAAGCCCCGCACAAAGCGGGGCCGATAGGCAAGGGGGAAAAACTAGCGTTTCACGGGGACCCAAATTGACATAGGCCCGCAAAGGTCCGCCACCAAGACAAGGGCGCCCGCCCCGTAATTCGCCCAAATAGCAACGCCGCAAGCATTCTCGGCGCGTTCTAATAGGGACCACCCTAGGAGCCACCCTACGCAATTGGGGTTTTCGTCCGCTGGCCCAATTGGGCGCATTTCGGGCGCGTCCGGCGTGCCATAAGCAACGGCCCGGAAAAGTTCGTTTGCACCGTCTTGCCCGCCCAATTTGTCGATGGCGGCCCGGAAATCAGAGATGGAAAGTGACATAAAGAAGTGATTAGGAAATAATTGCGTAAATCGCGCCCGCCAGGAGCCCCGCGAGGCTGATGGCGCAAAACAGCGCGGAACAAATAAGGTCCGAGCGTTTCATTGATACTCCTCAACACCGTAGGTGGAGACGTCCGCCAGTATGCTTTCCCGCACTCCCTCCTCATAAGCTTCCCAAGCAAGCTCCGTATCAACTTCCTCGTTCATTTCCCGAGCCTTTTGCTCAAATGGGGAAAACTGGCGCCCGTTCACTTCAGCCTCAAAGCACAAGCTCTCGTGGAGGTCTTGGGCGTTTTCCTCGCTGCAAAGCGTTTTCCCACTCCACTCTGACCAGTAGGTTTTCCCGATTTTGGGCACGTTATGGCACGCGAGACCGTGACCAGCTTGCCAACCCCAAAGGTAAGCCCAGCAGACCTCGGAGTAACGCTCCGGGCAAGTTTTCGGCCCAACTTGGCGACCCCAAACCATAGACGCTTTTTCAGTCGTTTGCATTTGTTTATCCTTTCTTTTGTTAGTTGCTGACTGTTAGAAGTTAAGCACCAAAACCCCGCCATCAAAGTCTATGACGTGCGTGTTGTCCTGAAGGAATTCAAGGGCCTTGCGGTCCGACGTGTCATCCCTTTCCTCGCCTTCCGGGATTTCCGGGGCCTTCCACCCGTAAGCTTCCGCAGCCTCAATGGGGTCTGCGTATTCGGTCCATTCGCAGCATAGGCCGATAGGGTCAAATTCCGTTTCCTCGCCTAGGTCCTGCTCCAGTTGGTCCAAGTAGTCGAACAAAGCGACAAGCGCGTTGCGGGAGAACTGGTTCGGCCTCACTTGGCGGAAAACGTCAAGGAAGCGGGACTGGTTTACTGTTTCGTACATATGTTTGTTTGTTTGTTTGTTAGCTGCGGAAAGTTAATCGAAATACCCGCAGAAGCCGAGGGCGACCGCGGAGAAGATGGCGAGAAGGGCGAGGCAAGCGAGGGTTTCAAGCGTGCGTTTCACGGGTGTTTGTTTGTGTTTGTTTGTGCTTTGCTGCCGGTATGGCAGCAAACAAAGGGGCCCCGTAGGGCCCGATTGTTTGCCGTCAATCCGCCGGGAATTGCTTCCGGTATTCGGCAAAGGCCCGGTCAAAGGCTTCCGCGCTCGCCAAGGCCCGGGAAACATCCCGGCCCGCTTCCCCGCTTTCAACGTAGGCCCGGAGCGCAGCCTCGCGAAGGGCTTCGTCCAGTAGGGCAAGGGTAACGGTACCGTTCAAAGGGCACCCCCTTTCCCGCTAGCCGTCCAAGCGTCCAAGGCCGCGACATAGGCCCGGAAGGCGGAATCATAGGCTGCGCTAGCGGCTTGCTCGGCTTCGGTGCCGGCAGCGGCGAAATAAGCGCGGAAGGCGGATTGCTTGGCGGCAAAGGCGGAAGCCTCGGCGTTTTGTAGGTCTTGCGTGGTCATCTCGTTTGTGTTTGTGGGTTTCGCTTCGGGGTCTTCCCTCTGCTGGCCCTATATATACCAGACGCCGGGCCGGTTTCGCAATACGTAGAAACACGTATTTCGCAGGGTCCGCCAGAATCCCCGCCAACCAAGGCAACAAAGGAGTAGAAGAGAGAGAGAGAGAGAGGGAAAGGCCAATCCCTTCAAAGCCTCCGGGACTGTTCCACGTGGAACAAAGGAGACACGGTGCTTCCGGTAGGGCTGCAAGGTAGGGCTGCAACCCATTACCCCTTTAAAGCCCGAGCCTCGCGTGTGCATCCGTACACCTCCCATTTGTGACCAGGTATTCACCCTATTCCTATCCCTAGGGTATTCACCTCATCCCGGATGGGGGGGGAGGGGGTTGAGCGGGGCAGGCGGAGGAAGATTGGGATTGATAAACCCACCCCTTAAAAAATCCCTGCAACAGGCCCCAGAAACGCCCTACAGCCATTCTGAGCACTAGCCCATATCCAGACATCCGTTTTTAAAAAATCCCCTTAAAGGGCCGCCGTTCGCTTAATACGTTTAAGCTTGTTAAAGGAAAGGGCGTCTGGCGTTAATAAGCTATGGCGACGAAGCGGCAGATGAGTAAGATGGCTAAGGCGGTGGCGGAGGTGGGAGATCGTACCGGCAACTTCTTAGAAAGGACGGACCCTGGGAAGGCTACGCGGGCTTTGGAGATGTTGGCGGATGGGGAGAGCTTTAGAACCATCCAGAAGGAGTTGGGGCTTCAATGGGACACGGTGGCTCGTCTAAAGGCCCGGCATAAGGTTTTGCTGGATGAGCGGCGGGCTGTGTTGGCCGAGGATGCCCTGGAGATTGCCGAGGGTCTAAGACTCCTTCAGAAGGAGAAGATGCGGATGCTGGCGGAAGATCCCGAGCAGTTGGCGCGGACCAACATTAGGGACCTTTCAATTCCTTGGGGCATCAGCGTAGACAAATACCTAGCCGTCCTTGGGGAGAATAAGGTGACCGTTGAGCACAAGAGCGCGGCACCAAGCCTTGAAGACGCGATGGCGGCAATCCAAGCTGCCAAGGATAAGTTAAGGCTTGCATCTATCAATGTGGACTCGTTGACTGTTGAGCCTAAACCAGTTGAACAACCCAAGGATTAAACGCGGAACCCAAAGGGAAGACGGCCTGTTCTTTATCTGCTATCAGAAGAACGGGACGGAGTACTGGGCTGCCCGCGAGGTTTTGGATAGGTGTATTGAGTCGGCACGGCGCTGGAAGGAAAAGAACCGGGAGAAGATGCTGGCTAAGCAGAGGGAGTATCAGCGCAAGAACAAGGAAGTCCTAAACGAGAAGCGACGCGCTAAGTTCAAGGCCAACCCCGAGCTTTACCGGAAGTACTTTGAATCCCAGAAGGCCAATATGCGGAAGGCTTCTAGGCGTTACTACCAATCCAAGCCTTGGGTCAAATGCACAGAGGAGGCTAGACGGCGGGCCAAGATCAAGCCCGATCCGGCGGATAACAAATTAATTGGGAAGCTCTATGCCACCTGTGCCCGCATAAGCAAATGCACGGGCATTCCCCATCACGTTGACCACATAATGCCGGTGTGCGCTGGCGGTGAGCATAAGCCAGACAATCTACGCATCATCACAGCCGTTGAGAATATGCGTAAGGGTGGACGCGTAGAGATTCTAACCAAGGACGTTTCAAATGAACCCTCTGATAGCGGGAGTTAAGAACCTAGCGATGTGGGACAAGTGGCAGGCGATGGTGAGCTTGGCCGGCGATCAATATGCCAAGAGCCCCGTCTTTGTAGAACAGGACAGCCAGAAGCCCGAGGAGTTTGACCAAGTGGCAGACTGGATTGGGCGTTGGGACATCCCAGCGTTTGATCGGTTTGGCCGGCTACGGGATGTGAGCC